CTCGCACGTGTCCGCCGCTAGGGGAGGCTGTGAAACTATTTCATGCTTGATTGAGTCTTGGCAGTGAGCGCGCCGTTCTCAAAGGTAACGTTGAAGTTAGCGCCGAAGTCACCTTTAACCCCAGACGTGTAGCCAGCGATGATTGTGGTTGTACCACCAATCAAGGTCTCGTCGTAGTAATCGGGTTGGCCCCACTTGGCGGTGAAGTCGGTGTACTTCAAGCCGTTTGCAAACGCATTGTAATCAGCTAGGCTAATTTTTTGTTTGCGTGAAAGCTTGAAGCCAGTAAGATTTTTGGCAACCGCATTGCCATCAGTGAAAGTGACGATGACATTTGCGCCCCAGCCGCCGACAACGTTGGTCCAGGTGTCAATATCAGTTTTGATTCCGTTATCTTCGCTGCTGGTCGTATCTGACGGTTTGCCGAATTGTTGGGTCAAAGCATCAAGTGTTGAGCCACCTTGACCGTTACTCATCAAATCGCCGATCTTGATCGCATCAAATTGTGCACGCGTGATTTTCCCATCATCTTGCTTGCTACTGGATGCGGCTTTGCTGGAATCGGACTGGCTGGTCTTGGCATCGCTGGACTTAGCCGCAGACTTATCATCGTCTGAACCACCGCCGCCTAACGCACCACCGATCCCAGCAATAACAATGATGACAAGGATCCAAAACCAGACGCGCTTGTAAAATGGTTTCTTTACCTTGACGGTGTATGTTTTACCGTCTTCCCCAACGACTTTTTTCTTTGCCATAATAATTCCCCCAAAAGGTTTACTTCAGCTTTTAACGTCAATCCGGCCTGGACGTTCTTTGTTGACTAGCTTTGATGCTCGATGATGCTTAATCCGTGACTAAGGTCAAAATCATATCCTGCATATGTAAAACGTTCGCCGTAGCGCATGCTGATGTTGATTAGACAGTCGTGCAGATATTCCGCCGAAATGCCAAGCGCTTCATCTGGATGAGCAGCATCGTAGCCGTCATCTTTATAGAGCTCAATCAGGTCGTCACGGGTGACCAGGTGATCCATGCCCCAACGACGCGCAACAATTTCTTGGTGTCGATCATCGGCGGTCTGATATTTCATGATGTTGCCAACCGTGCGCATTTCGTGCCCGAGCTCTTCGCCGGTTGATTCGGTGCGCTTTTCAGGTGGCTTGTAGCCGTTGATGAAAATTTTATGTCCGCGAGTGTAGCCAGTCATGCAGCTGGGCATGTCGTAGCGGAGCCTGAAAGTGTAGTTGTGATATTGGCGTTTAAGACGTTCCCCCACGTCATCCATAAAAATCACCCCAATAAATTAGTTTTCGTCATCCTCATCGTCGTCATCATCTTCGGCGGCGATTTTACGTTCCCAGGCATCGACCTCGGCGCGCTCATCATCTGAGAGCTCGTGATCAAGATGCGCAGCAATCGGCATGAACGGATCCACTTCGGAAGTTTTGGTAGCTTCAGCATGAGGTAATTGTTTCACGTTGTCTTGAACTAAGTCAGCGGATTTGCGCTGTTCCTTGAGCTGATCCGTTGCAAAGTCGAGTACGTTCTTTTTACGATTATCTTGAAGTTTACGAATAACACTGGTGATATCTTCTTCAATTGATTTGGGTTTTAGCCCCATTAACTCTTCGGGCTTAATTTCCAAAATTGAAGCGATTTGAGCGACCACGTTGATTGGAACTTTTTCGATGTCACCTTTTTCGTAGCGAAAAATTGTTGACCGTGAGACGCCGATTTTCTCAGCGATGGTGTCTGCGCTGATGTGTTTCTCTTTTCGCAGTTGTTTCATTCGATCTCCGATATTCAAACGATCGCCTCCTTGACGACTATATTAAGTTATCAGTCGCAAAATTGCAACATAAAAAGTCGCAACTTTGCGATTTTTTGTTGACACATGCATCTCGACGACTTATGCTGTGTTTATCAAGTCGCGTTAATGCGACTTTGGAAGGAGGAATCTTATGGTGAAAGTGAACATCGACGAGCTCAAGCAGTTGATGGCCGATCGAGAAGTTACTACTGATTCACTGGCCGCAGCGATGAATATCAACCGCAGTACGCTCTATCGAAAATTCAACGAAGGAGGTATCCACTTTACGGCGGAGGATATTTTTAAGATGCGAGAATTTATTCCGTTGACCGATCGTGAGGTTGTCGATATTTTCCTTACACAAAAAGTCGCATTACCGCGACACGAGCCAACTGCATAATCTGAAAAGGGGATGAATCAGCATGAAGATAACTATCGACGGTGATCCTCTGGAGATAGCAAAAATGCTCCAAGCCATTGTGGTTGGCAAGGAGCAAAGCGTTTCAGTTGATGCAAAAAGTCTTATTTCTTCTTTGAAGGATCCACTAGATATCCTTCATCAGCGAGCTTTAACAAGAGATCGTGGACGAAAAACTGAGTAAATAATCGGGACTCATCCGTGGCGAAACTGATTGCTTCGTTAAGTGAGAGTTTACTGCTTGCATCTCCGAAACGATCATGCATTCGTTCATTAATTGATTTGACGCTCAAGCCATTTTTATAAATATCTTGCTGAACGTCAGCGATGATATCTTCAATTTTCTTAGTATCCATAGTATCACCTCCTTCAGCATCGATTATCCGCTGAAAGGGGTAACAACACAATCAGAGAAAGGATGTGAAAAGAGATGAAGCACCTAGAAATTTTTGCAAGTGTCGCAGATGTTCACCAATTAAAAGAGCTGCTATCCGAATTAGCAGCTCTCAGAAATGAATATGGATTCACTATTTCTTGTCAGATTTCGGTTGGGACTTCAGTGTATCAATCCTTCCCTCAACGGCTGCCAGAAGATACTGATATTGATTAGCTACGAAGTCGGCGCGCATAAATGGTGATGTGCTTTTTCCTTGGGTACCTTGATTGGGCGCGAATTCGTGAAGCTGGGCGTTATGGTTGAGCATTGCAATTGTTAATTCGACAGCAAGTTCTTTATCGGTTTTAGGCAAAAGATCACCTCCTTTCAGCATCGATTATCCACTGAAAAGGGTAACAACGCAATCAGAGAAAGGAGATGACTAAGTATGAATGAGAAAGGCAAGTTACTGGAAGTAGCTGGTAAAGTGGTTGGCTATGTAATTCAAGCAGACGAAAAAACACTGCTTGTTCGCAAGGGGTTCATTACTTGGCAAGGCGATGCACAAGTAATGGCTCTTGAGGCGAATGCAGTGTTCATTGATCGAAGTTTAATCGATGGGGTCTACTGGATCAAGTTTAAGCCATGTTCGTTTGTTACGGAAACCGTCGATTGTTATGACAGCGGAGATTTGATTAGGAAATTCTTGAACGTGAAGGTTTGCCCCGTCGTGTCTGATGATTTGAAAAGTCAGATAGTTGAGTTGCGTGCTCAAATCAGCTTTCTCTGTGGATATCTGTATGGCAAGGATAAAGACTTCAATTTTGTTCCGCAATACCACACTGAGGAGAAACGTTAATGCTCAAACTGTTGCTGACTGTAACTGCGGCAATTCAGGAATACTTGCTGATTAAGCTTGCAGTAATACTCATCAAGTATGGGGGAGCATATTTTGATTGTTCACCCATATATTGGTGGATATTAACAACTTTCACAATTGTGATTGCCGTCGCCATGCCGATCGCTATTTTAATGGTGCTACTGAGTAGGGAGGATTAAGACCTAGAAGGTTCAGATGATGCTCGTAGTTGCTTGCTGTTGAGAGTGCACCGCTTGATGATCGAAGCCACTCTATGTTGCGGGAATCGGTGAAATAAATCATCGGTATCGCATGATGCCCGCCGGCAGATGGGCCGAACGATGAAACCTTGGCAGCGTGTTTGCCTGGTGGAAGAGTTTCAACAAAACCAAAAGTACCAAGACTGATTGCGTGAGAGGCTAGCTCATCAGGAGATTGCAAGGTTTGATTGTTGGTTACCATTAGGACAAACACTCGATAGACTGGCACATCGCTTTCGTTATCAAGCCAGACAGTTTCCTGATCACCGTCAAACTCGCCGACCCATGCTGAAACTTTGGAGGCCTGAGCAATCTTAGATGACTCAGCAATACGCTTGTTTGTTTCATTAATTTGTTTGGTGTTTATGAGGATGTTTGCAGTGTTGAACACGCCAAACAGAAGTGTGGCCAGAAGGCTGGCAATGCTGATCCTGGTTGATGTTTGGAACGATGAACGGATGTGAGCATGTGCTCAACACCCCGTTGTAAGGGGATAAATGGTTTTTTCAAGATAATTCCTCCCAGAGGATTATCTCATATTAATCAAGGGCTATGGGGAAATAACCTAAACCGGATAAAGGAGATGAGATGAATGAATGCAATTGCACAATCAAGCATCGTGATTGAACCAAAAATCACGGTTGAACTTCCTGCGGGCAAGGTCATTGTAGATGAAATATATCTACACCGACTCGAAGAAAAAGCTGATATGTATCGGTACTGGTCACTTGCAGACCTGAAAGAACGTTATGGGTATGGGAAAGACTGGTTCGTCCGAAACGTATTTACACCATTTGAGAAGGAGTTGTACGACAAGGCGGTTATGTATCCACACGGTGGGAAGTCCACCTATTCGTGCAAACCTAGTCTTTTTGGCCCGTTTATGGATCGCCATTTTCCGCAGATTGCAAAGCAAGCGCGGAAGTGATTTTCGAATAAGGAGGCAAAAGTATGATCAATCAATTATTGATGTGGCCGGTTCAACACGAGCAAACGTTTGTGGCGTTGTTTTTGGTCTATCTAGCCGGGTATCTAACACACTGGGCACGAGGCGGCCATTGGCGGGAATTGTTTAGCACGGAGGTTGAAGAAGACGTGCCCTCTGACGCGGCCTCAAAGAACCATGTTTCAAAGTAGCAAAAAAGCCGCTGACCACACGTGGCCAACGACAAGATGATTCCCTACAAGCTCATCTTATCGTTAAAACAGGATGTGGTCAACGACTTACTTTTTGGCCTGGGACACCAGGCTATTAGGACTTGATATAGGTATTATCATTCCGACCAAAGAGGAGATGTTGAGCATGTCACGCAGTGTGGTTCCGTATGCCAGAGAAAAGAAGATCACCGTGGGGCATGAGTACATGGAGGTCGATATCTTTAGCCGAGATCCTGAGCAAGACCGAGTAGCACGCCGAGGAACTCGTAACAAGAAGACGAAGGTATCCAGCCCAGCTCAACAGAACCTTAACGACAAGAACGCCAAACGCTATCTCACTGAATTGGCCAACGGGAACTTTGAAGAAGGTGATCTTTGGGTCACCCTCACGTACAAGGATGAGTTTCTACCCCAGACAGTCGAAGAAGGCGAAAACCGAGTACGGAATTTTCTACGCCGTTTGGCCCGCCGGCGGAAGCGCGATGGTTTGGAACCATTGAAGTACATCTTGGTCAGTGAGTATCCCACTCACAAAGATGGCACGATGGGACGGATTCATCACCACTTGTTGATCAATCAGATGGACTGGAAGATAGTCAAACAACTCTGGTCAGAAAAGCGTCGGTTATTAGGTAGTGCCCGGATCGAGCCAGTGGAATATGAGCTTGATCCCGAACATAACCACATGGAAGGCATCGTGAAATACATGACGAAAGAACCTTGTGGTAAGAAACGTTGGTCGTCAAGTCGTAACCTAGTGCGTCCAGTATCTCGAGCAAACGATTGGAAATATCGACGAAGTAAGGTGGCGCGGTTGGCACAAGATCGCGCTGCGGCCTTTGAATACTTCGCCAGTCAATACCCTGAATGGGAACTTGTGCCCGGAATGGAAATGAAATGTAACCCGGTCACTGATGAGTGGTCGGTCTATTTGAAGATGTGGCGGAGGACGCCAGAGGAGGTCGTATGGGGCGCTTGGCTGAAGATGCAGCGCGTGCTGATGACTATGCACGTCGCCTGAGTGCTGTGGCTGATGAACTGCCAGTGATCCTGCTTGAAGACATCAACCATCGTCTTGGTGACTGGTCGCTTTCGGGTGAATCGATGGGCGCAGATTACGTCCGCCATCTGGTTGAAAATGCAGAACGGTTTGTTCGAATGAAAAAGGAGGCGTAGTTCATGAAACGAGCATGGCAGAAAGGTGACCGCGTTTGGACGCCGGAAGAAGATTTTCTCGGTGACATTAAACCTGGCAAAATCGGTACGATCGTGAGTTTTGTAGATCCTGATTCCAAGGTGAATAGTGCTCGCATTGCGATTGTGCAAGTAGCAGGTGAAGAACGGCAGCGGACTTGTTATTGCAGTCAGCTGGTTTTGGCATAACCGCAATGACTCAAGTCGGGGATGAAGTATATTTCACCAGCAGATTTAGCACGATCATGGGCATGGTTTCACAGCGGCAGGATTTTCCAGAAGGTGCCCTGTGCTGGGTCGTTGATCAACAACAAGGCGCTCGATTGGTGCCAGAGAACCTGTTGAAACCTCTGAAAGTGCATGAGGAAGAACACCATGAATAAAATCGGACTACTAATCTCGTTATTTGTCCTGATGCTATTAGTCGCGTCATTTCTAGGACAGGTGTACGGGCAAAGCTTCTTTGCATTGTACACGACGATCGGTGCGATTGTCGTGATGCTACTTGTATGTATCCAGAAACTATAAGGAGGTGGGGATGATGCCCCAAAGCAGTGAATCAGATCAGCTCAACAATGAATTTGGCGCAATTTATGGCTGGTATGTTAGTGAGGACGGCAAACGTTGTGTACCACCAAAGCAGATTTTCCCGCCGGCGGTCGTTGAACGACTCCGATGGATTCAAACCTATGTTGATATCGGTGGCCTAAATTTTGCCGGCGCATATAACTCAGTATTAGCGTTCCACGAAGTAGATGATCAGCGTGAGTTTGAACTTGGCGGTACTTGGATGCCGGTAAGCGATGAATTCAAGGAATGGCGTGATCACCCGTTTTACGGCAGAGCTCGCCAGATGCAAATAGCACTGGCTTTACTATACGGATTTGATGATGGAGGGAATCAACATGAGTAAATGGGCATTTTCATTTGACGATGAATATTACGAGAGCAGCACGTTTGATACCCGTGAAGCTGCTATTGAGGCTGCACGCAAAGCCGCTCCAAAGATGGAAACGGAAGAAGTGTTCGTTGGCAAAGTCGTGCAACCTAAATTTGATTACGACCGGTTAGCTTCTAGCGTAGTCGATGAGGCCAAGGACCAAGCCTATGATAATGATCCAGGTGAGTTCTCAGATGACTTCATGGATGATATGCGGCCAGAAGACTACGCATCGTTAGCAGCAGTCATTAAGAAGTGGTTCGTGACCAATAACGTGAAGATCCCGTATTTTATTATCGATGGCTCAGAGATGGTGCATCTGTGAACCATCCAGCCAAATGCTATTACCTACGCCGCCTGGAACCACGGGCGCCAGGTGGATGGGAATACCTGCATCCAATGGGGAAGAAGTCCAAGGGTAAGGAGCCAGAATATGTTGAGTTGCCAGGCACGTACAAAGCGGCAACTTTCACCGGCCTTGAAACCTTACCTTGGTTGCTACGAGGTTATCAACCACAACGAATATTGCAATCTCAAACAGAGGGGAAGCCAAAAGAATGACTGCACATGGACCGCAGAACACCTTAACAGATTTAAACAATCACTTATTTGCTGAATTGGAGCGCTTAGGGGATGAAGACCTCACTGGGGATCATCTTCACGAAGAACTCGATCGCGCTGATGCCATTTCAAAAGTGGCCGGCAACGTTGTTGAGAATGCCAACTTGATGCTGAAGGCGAGTGTGGCGTTTGGGGACAACATCAGCGCCAGCCGAACCGACCGTCCTCGCCTGCTTGGTGGTGATGGCCAGTGATGGGCAAAAAGATCTTCACTGCTGATCAACAACAAGAAGTCGCCAAATTTGTGCCTGGTCACACTTATGTGCAAATCGGGTGCTTTGTTCAATCGCATTATGGAATCGAGTTCCCGCCCGACCGAGTGAAAAGCTGGCTGTCGAATCATCACCTAAGTACTGGCTTGGATGGACAATTCAAAAAAGGGCGAAAAGCATCCATAGCAACGCAATTTAAGTCTGGTGAGCGCGTGTCACCTAAAACCGAGTTTAAGCCAGGTCATAGGCCTAATAATTGGAAACCAATTGGGACCGTAATCATGAAGGCCGATGGTTATCTTTGGACCAAGATTCATGATGATGGCGTGCTTTACAAGCGTTGGCGGCAAACTCATATCCTGAATTGGGAGAAAGCTAATGGACCGATTGAGCCGGGGATGCGCCTAGTATTTCTAGATGGCGATCATCATAACGTGAACGTCAGCAATCTACGAATGGTCACCAATGCTGAACTCTTGGCGTTTAATCAGCGAAAGCTAGCCTCAGATGATCCGGATACGACCGAATCAGCCATTCTGCTTGCGAAACTCGAAACAAAGGCGAATATGATCCGGCGGAAAAAGAAAATCAAACGGCCGCGGAGAGTGCATCCATCGCGACATGATTGGGAGGATTGAAATGGCAAACGTCATTGTGATCGAGATGGCGGCAATTATCTGCTATGTTGCTGCAGGCTGGTATCTGGGAGGTGGTCGCTGATGAAATTTGCGATTCAGATGAACACGAGCGGCGATATCTTTTTGTTCCAGGGTGTCCGACGTCTGCACAAGATGGACTACCCAGAATTCACGCCTTACCGCAGTCATGCGAAGACTTGGAAACGAAAAGCGGCTGCGGATAGATGCCTGAAGAAGTTGATCGTGCGTTATGAAGCGTTCTTGTTTCCAGAGTATGAGCACACTGAATTGCGAGTGATTGAACTTGCAAACGAATCCTAGGGAGGGCAAAATCTTGAAACTATTCAAAAAAGTATTACTGATGTCGGGGATATTGGCCATAGCAGCGACATTAGGTGCCTGTCAACTAATTGATAACTGGCAGTCTGACTTTGAACAGGCGTACCGTGGGCTACCAATGACATTACAGACCTACGACTTCGACGCACACAAAATTGATCAGGTTGAAGGGCAATCGCTGTCGATCACACGCGATACCAAATTTGATCAAGTCGACGAAGATGGTGACACAACGAGCGAGTCGAAGGTGCTGGATATTACACTTGGCGGAAAACAAATCACCCACGTCGGTAGTAGCATGATTGCCTATCAAGATGGGCTCCATAACTTGATTGACGAATATCCTAAGAAGGTGGTCGTGGCCAACAATGACCCGTCGCGTCCATTTATCAATCGTTTCATCAATTCGATTCATGAGGCCACGACGGGGATGAACAAAGTAATCTTGATTCGATCGCAGACAGGCAAACCTCTGGCAACATTCGCCGCTGATCATGTTAGCGTCAAAAGTACGGAAGTGCCAACAAGTACTGCACTTCTCCTTGATGGCAAGCGTCTGTTCGTTTATCGGTGTGATTACACCATTTATGAAGAGTCGGCGTTACGAGGAAATACTGATGAATAGAGTTGGGAGGCTACGCATGCCAGAAACTAAACAACAAGTAGTTGATGCGCTGATCAAAGACGATTACGAAATGGCCCATGCTTTGGGAATGGGATATGACGGCGGAGCGTATTGGCGTGATCGGTACGCAAAAGCTAGCGACGGCGACCGTGAATGTCCGTATTGTCACGAGAAGCACGGTGAGGGTGACCTAGAAGGTGACTTATCAGACGTTGACGATGCCAGTATGCTGATTCACCGCAGTTTCAGTGGCAAATGGATCATCGATACTTGGGGGACACCAGGTGCAATAACACCGGAGTCGAAGCCGATTCATTTTTGTCCGATGTGTGGGCGAAGACTGGAGAGTCATCATGACTGACTATGAGGAGTTGCAAGAAGTTGTTCACACATTGGGCAAGCGATTTTTGCTGAAGCACTTTTACTATCGCAGTTTCGAGGAAACGCTTTGGTACGTTTACTACCAAAATCAGCGAGTTTGCCATATTTCTTTACTTGGAAATTACGCATATATGAATGATTGCATCGACGGCGCTAAGTGGAACAAAACTTTTGTATTTCAATTCGGTGAACTGTGCGAGAACGTAGCCCGATGGGTGATTAACCAGGCTAATGAGTGTATGAGGACATTAAACGCGTTGGAAAGAGAGGCCATACATGAGCGAAACCAAGCAAAAGACAATTTTTGAAACAGCGATTAACATTCCGATTAGCCGTGTACAACTGGATTCCAAATCTGATTGGCTGGTTGATGACTTCACGAAGCGCTGCGAGTGGCCTGGACTTAGGAATCATGAAGCGGCCACTATCTTCACAGCAATCGTACCATTATTGGAAGAAGACTTAGATTGGTATTGCGACTCAACAGCGTTGATCAGACTTACAGTCAATGAGGTGCGGCAGCACGATTCAATTTAGGCAAAAAAATAGCGCGCCATCGCTGGCCCGCTGTAATCGAATCTGACAAATCTGATTATAGCATAAGGGGTGGCGGGATTGATGGCATTAGTACCAGAAATTGATGAGCAGGTAAGTCGCGATAATGCGCGGGATCAGCTCAAACAGTATCGAAGAATCTCACGGATGGCGGGTAAACCACTTGTTGACATTAAATCGCCATCAATGGATGGCATGCCCAAAGCTTCAGCATATGATAATGGGGTAGAGGCGAGTCTGGTCAACAAATTTAATGCGCGTATTGAGTTGGCCGAAATGGAGCGCGCCATGGCCTGCCTAAGCTATCAGCAGTATTGGGTATTATTCTATTCGTACTGCACACCAGAACCGCTAGAGATTGAAGAAATTGCGTCCCGTGTGGGATTGGCCAACGAAGATGCAGTGGACTATGTCAAAAGAGGCGCACTCATGTTGTTTGCGGAGGCATTTCACCATGGCAAGTTATTGAAATTCCCCTAATAGTCCCCGAATTGTCCCCTAACATTCCCCGTTTGGAACGGATTTAGGCGATATTATGGTATTGTGCCAAGCAATTAGAACGGCAGAGCACAGTAGTTGGGAGCAAGTAATTGCCAGGCGGTTGAAAATCCGTCTCCTCGCTATGATAAGCGGGGGCAGCCGTAGCTTAGAGGTTAACCTGTGTAACTTGCAGAAAAGCAATTTGACGTGGGTTCGAATCCCACCGGCTGCATAATCGTCATGATGGGTGTGCATGAGCTGAGATGGTATCAAAAGCAACAGAGGCACATCTGGCTGGACTTCATAGCTCAGAGAGTGATGACGCTGTATTAAGTTGCGCAGCCTAATACGACTATTACCATCACCAGGACAGAGCGCTGCACTGATAATGCTGAGGTCACCGGTTCAAATCCGGCTGAAGGCACATTAAGGCTGATGACGATTATTATAGAATGCTAGCCAAATGGTTAAGGCCGCGGGTCGCGCCCGTGTGACGTTGAAGCGTCTTGGAGGTTCGAGTCCTTCGCATTCTGGTGCCGGAACCCACCGGCATGTCTGGTTCCCCTAACCAATTTTCATTTCTCCAGTAGGTCGGCAGTTGGCGGAAAACTGCTGTCGATCATAGGTGTGAGCATGTAACACCAGGGCGTCATAAAGTGAAGTCCAACCAAATGCGTGCAAAAGAGTTTTATTCTAGCCAGGCGAGAAAGCCTCGTTAGCCAACTTAATATTGCGGTGTGACACCACTGCGGGGCCGTCATAGGTGGACGGCCTTTTTGAATGCAATCAAAAAAGAACACATATCCCCACTGTCCACTAAGGGCGCCAAGGTTTGCATAATTGTGCAGAAGTTTGCCATGAATGAAATCAGTGTTACAAGATTATCCATGGACATCACTCCCCAAAATAAAACCGGCATTGCTGAATTGAACAGCATAGTGGGAACCAAAAGGGATATGTGCTCTTTAGTCCGAATTTTACCATGACGCCGTCAGAAAATGCAAGTGGAGGTGTGGTGATATGTAATGGAAAAGCAACTAACTGTTAAGCAACGGACGTTTGCTGATCGGTTCATTGCCAATGGCGGAAATGCGTCCCAAGCCGCTCTAGACGCGGGATACAGCAAGAAAACCGCACGAGTAATCGGCGCGCAGAACTTAACAAAACTTAACATCAAGGCCTACATTGATGAACGCTTGGAACAGCTTCGAGCTGAGGCGGTCGCCGATCAGCAGGAGGTGCTTGAATTCCTGACTAGGTTGATTCGTCGCCAGGAGATGGAGCAAGTCGTTGTGACCTTGAAAAAGCCTGTTGTCTTGCCAATGAGAGATAAAGAGGGTAATGAGTATTCAAAGTTTGCATACGAAGACGTTGACGATGTCGTTGATGTGCCGACAAAAAATAGTGATTCGGTTCGGGCTGTTGAAATCCTAGCTCGGATCCAGGGAATGGGTAAGAATGCCAATAAGACTTTGGTTGAGAACCAGGCCCGTAAGATGGATGCTGAAGCGACGATTGCTGAACACCGGGCCAAAGAAGTTACTGGTGAAGGCGAGAAGGTGATCACCACGATAAACTTTGTCCGAACGAACAGGAGCGTGCAGCAAGATGGAAATGACGGTGAATCTGGATGATCTGATTAATCCGCATTTCGATGCCGCATTCTTCTCGGATGCTTTGAACATTGCTTTAGAGGGTGGGCGTGGCTCTACCAAGTCTTCAGCAATTTCCGTTGAGTTGGTTTCGCGTTTCCTTGAGGATCCAAACGGCAATGCGTTGATCATGCGTAAAGTCGCAAACACCTTGGCGTTGTCGGTGTATGAGCAGATCAAGTGGGCCATCTATCAAATGGGTGTTGGTGAGCAGTTTAGATTTTTGAAATCGCCGTTCCGCATTCTACATGTGATGACTAACACGGCATTTTATTTTGCCGGCGTCGATGATCCCCAAAAGCTCAAATCAATGACCATTGCCAAAGGCTACGTGCGTTGGCTGTGGTTTGAGGAACTTGCTGAATTTAGTGGATGGCCAGAAATCGATACAGTTCGACTTTCGTTCACACGTAAACGCCTGCCAGGGGGGATGCACGTTCTAACGTTTTACAGTTGGAACCCACCGCGTAACCCTTACGACTGGATCGTGAAGTGGGAAGAAGAACGTAAGACGATGCCAGGATGGTTCGTTGATCACTCGACGTACTTGGATGATACGCTGCACTTCCTATCGGACGACTATATTGCTGAAATCGAAGCAGTGAAGGAACGCGATCCTGACTATTACCGTTGGCAGTATCTTGGCGAATCGGTAGGGCTTGGCACCAACGTCTTCAACATGGCGATGTTCCACCCGCTGAAGCAGTTACCAACAGATGATCCGGTAACTCGGATCGCGTATAGCGTCGATGGTGGTCACGCTCAGTCAGCAACCACTGATCTGTGCTTTGGCATCACAGCAAAAGGCAAAGTGATCCTACTTGATACCTATTACTATTCGCCTGCAGGCAAGACGGAAAAGCGTCCGCCTTCACAATTGTCTCGAGAAATTCATGACTGGGTGCGTGATCACATAGAAAATGCGCCTTGGGGCCGACGCAAAATCATTCGCAGAACGATTGATTCCGCTGAAGCAGCACTTCGAAACCAGTATGATCACGATTGGGGAATTGCCATGCATCCGGTGGCCAAGCTCAAGAAGCAAACGATGATCGATAACGTCTATTCACTACTTGCGGATGGGCGTTTTTACTACTTGGATACGGAAGCTAACCAGGTCTTTGTTCAGCAGCATCAAACGTATCGCTATGACGAGAAGACTTTGAACACTGATGATCCGCGGGTGATCAAAGACAACGATCATACCTGCGATGCTTTTCAGTATTTTGTGATCGATAATGCGCTGGCATTAAAGCTAAAGAGGTGAGTGTATGTCGGTATTAGAAACCATCAAAAGTTGGCTACGAATTGGAGGTGCCAAAGTCGGTATGGTAAATGAACTAACAAAAATCACAGATCACCCACGCATTGGCACGCCGCCTGCAGAGTATGATCGGATCGATGATGATCTCAAATACTTCGAAGGTAAGTTCCCTAAGGTTCAATATCGAGACACCTACGGCAAGAATCATAAACGGGATTATATCTCTCTGAATATGGCGCAAGTGATCTGCCGAAATATGGCATCAATCCTAGTCAACGAGAACATGAGCGTTGGGATCAATGACAATGAATCGGCGCTGAAGTTTGTTCAGGATATCTTTGACAAAAATGACTTCAACAAGAACATTGAACGCTACCTTGAATCTGGCTTAGCGCTTGGTGGCTTAGGTATGCGTCCATATCTGGATGGCAACACAATCAAGATTGCGTACATCCAAGCGCCCGTATTCTACCCATTGAGGTCGAATACCGGGGATGTATCAGAAGCGGCGATTGCTAGTCGATCGACGACCGTGCAGGGACGCCAGCCGATTTATTGGACCCTACTTGAATTTCATAGCTGGGCTGAAGATGGTAAGACTTATGTGATCGACA